GTCTATGACGCCTCGACAGGAGAAATGCGAGATGACAGAAAACATATGTCAATGCTCGAGGACTTCTGGCTGCCTAGGAGAGAAGGCGGTAGAGGTACCGAGATATCCACTCTACCTGGTGGTCAAAATCTAGGTGAGATAAATGATGTTCAGTATTTTCAAAAACGAGTTTACAGATCACTCCATGTTCCTGTAAGTAGAATGGAACAAGATCAAGGTTTCAGTATTGGTAAAAGTGCTGAAATTACAAGAGATGAAGTAAAGTTTTCTAAATTTGTACAAAGATTAAGAAAACGCTTTACAGGTCTATTTCAAGACCTATTGAAAACACAATTAGTATTAAAAGGTGTTATATCAATAGATGACTGGGATAGAATTAAACAACACATTCAATATGATTTTTTACAAGATGGACATTTTGCTGAATTAAAAACTGCTGAAATGCTAAGAGAAAGAATTAATCTTGCAAATGAACTAACACCTTATGTTGGTAAATATTTTTCAGTAGAATATCTAAGAAAGAATGTGTTAAGACAATCAGATGAAGAGATTTTAGAAATCAATTCACAAATCGCTAATGAAGTTCAACACGGTGTAATCGCAGATCCATTAGAATCTGAAGATGACGAAAACGAGATTGAACGAGATATAATGAATAAAGGAGAAAATGAATGAGTGAAGAACAAACACAGGACAATAATCCTGAAGTAAACCATGTTAAAGATATGATAGATTCTCTATCTCAAGGAGATAATATTGGTGCCGAGAAGGCATTTAAAAACGGTCTTGCTAGTAAAATTTCAACAGCACTAGATGATAGGCGTCAAGATGTTGCAGGTGAATGGATGAACGACAAATCCGAAACTGAAGAAACGCCTGAAGAACCCGCTGTAGAAGTAGAGGCACAACCTGAAGAAGATATATTAGGCACAGGAAAAGGTGCTCCATATACCGAGGTTGATCCTTTTTCTGGTAATGGCATAGAGGAACCCACACAGGATGAGACAGTATAACGAATATGTTTCGTCATTAGACGAATCAGAACACAAAAAGAGTAAAGAATATAAGAAATTATCACCTAAAATGAAAAAGGCGGTAGATGACTTATTCAGAACCTCTGATTCGTTAGATAAGATAGACACTAACATTGCTCGAGTAGTAAAAAAGTATGGTGTTAACAAAGATAAAATTATGGATTATTTAGAGAGAGAAACTCTTAGATAGTATAAATAGTTAATAGGAGAGAATTATGGCATTCGCAACAACAACATTAAGAGACGACAATATACCTACGGGTGCCGGTTCTGCTGGCGGTTTAGTTGTAGTTCGTCTAGATCACTCGGCAGATAGTGCAACTTCGGCTGCTCTTGACGCAAGTGATTTATCAGGACACGCTAACGGTGCAAAATTAAGTATCGTAAAAATACATCACGCCCTTGCTGGTTCTGTACTCGTACAATTTAAAGGTGCGTCAGCTGATACAACAGCAATCAGACTTACAGGTACAGGCACATATGCAGGACCTGCTATTGCCAATGACGCTACAAACACCACGGTAACATCAGGAGACATAGCAACTAATGCTGCTAGTGCAACGGGTTACATCATATTAGAATTAAGAAAAGATAAAAACTTTACAGCATAGGAGAGATTAAATGCATAGTAATTACAAACATATTGGTAGAGGACTTGCAGAGTCTGCCGCTTCTGTACTTAAAGGTGAAACTTTAAACGAAGAATTATCAGCTGCTCAGAAAAAACTTCCTGCAGGATTGCAGAAAGCTATTGCTAAAAAAGACGGTGATAAATCAGAAATGATGGAACCGAAAAAAGATAAAGAAAAAGTTGAAGGTATGAAGATGGCTTCTAACCATAAGATGAAAAAGGCAGAAAAAGAACCTTATCATCCTGGTGAAGGCGAACATAATCAAGAAGAACTTTCTCCTGCTCAAAAGAAAATGGATAAAAACGGCAACGGTAAAGTTGACGGTGAAGATTTAGCAAAACTTAGAGCAAAAAAAGAACAGTTAGAAGAAATTATTAGAGACTTAGAATCTAAAATAGAAGAGTAATATAATGACTGACACGGTAACTAGTCAAACTATCGCTGATGTAAGTGGTCAAAAGACTACAATGAAGTTTACCAATTTGTCAGACGGTAGTGGAGAGACTTTAGTAAAAAAGATGGACGCTTCGGTATTAACTTATATGACCGAGGATGCGACAAAAAAAATATCTAAGTTGAACTGGTCTATTAATACACAGGACCCTAAAGGTGCTGTAGAAATATTATGGGCGGGTAGTGGCGCTACAAGTGCTAACTCAACAGCAGTTGTTTTAACTGGACAAGGTTTCTGGGATTTAAGAACTGATGGTAATGAGATTGCAAATACTGCTACATTAGAAGCAAGTACTTCACCTGCTGGTGATGTCTTGTTTAGTACGAGAAATTTTAATAACGGTGATAGTTATACTATCATAGTAGAGGTAAGATAAATGAAACTGATTACAGAAACTATCGAAGATATCGAAGTTTTAACCGAGGCAAAACAAAACGGTTCAGGCAAAGATTATAAAATTCGTGGTATCTTTCTACAAGGTGACATTAAAAATCGTAATGGTAGAATTTATCCAGTAGATGTATTATCTAAAGAAGTAGGTAGATACAACAAAGAATTCGTAGAAAAGAAAAGAGCTTTCGGTGAGTTAGGACATCCTGACGGACCGACCGTGAACCTCGAAAGAGTTTCACATATGATTACTAGTTTGAAACCAGAAGGAAGAAATTTCGTTGGCGAAGCTAAGATCATGGATACACCTTACGGCAAAATCGTCAAGAATTTAATTGACGAAGGTGCTCAATTAGGAGTATCATCTAGAGGTATGGGGTCAATGAAACAAGTTAATGGCAAAAATGTTATTAATTCTGACTTCTATCTTGCAACCGCTGCTGATATAGTTGCAGATCCATCCGCACCTGACGCTTTCGTAGAAGGCATTATGGAAGGTAAAGAATGGGTATGGGAAAATGGCAAGATACAATCTCTAGAAATTGAAAAATATCGTGAAGTTATTGAAAAAGCAAAGCGTGCTGAATTAGAAGAGGCAAAAGCTGCGGTTTTTCTAGACTTTATGAAACGATTGTAATTGTTGCGTACAAATTTTATCTTACGGGAACTCAAAAATCCGTTCCTTATAAATATTTGTATTAATAATAACGATTTTTAATTCTAGAATTAAAAAAGGAGAGACCTATGTCTGATACTGAACTACAAAATGTAGTAGAAACTGTTGAAGAGCAAATTACCGAGGATGCAAACGCAAATGCTCCTAAGAAAAATGCTGTTGCTGCAGAACCTACTCCATTATCAAACGAGGCTGATGATCTTGGCGCTGCTGTTGTCAAACCTGATGACGCAACATCTGGACCATCTAAAGCTGGAGATAAGTCTAAGCAAGTAAAAGATCAGGTCAATAAAGACGCTAATGATGGTAGTAATCCTGCCGGTCAAGGCGATTTCAAACCCGGTAAGAGTTTGAAAGAAGAAGAAGTTGAATCAGAGGACGATGTAGTCGCTGAAGATACAGAAACTGAAATTGACTTGTCAAAAGATGTTGAAGCACTAGTTTCTGCTGACGCTGACCTTTCTGAAGAATTTAAGGAAAAGGCTGCGACTATATTTGAAACTGCTGTAAAAACACGCCTTGCAGAAAAAGAAAAAGAAATCCAAGCAAAATCGGATATCAAAGTAGACGAAAAAGTGTCTGCTGTCAAAGAAGAGTTAGTTGAAAAAGTTGATTCATACTTGAACTATGTAGTTGAAGAGTGGATTAAAGATAATCAATTAGCGATTGACAAGGGTATTCGTTCTGAAATAGCTGAAGATTTTATTTCTGGACTAAAGACTTTATTCAAAGAACATTATATTGATGTTCCTGAAGAAAAATATGATGTCTTAGAAGCTATGGCACAAGAAAAAGAAGAATTAGAGAAAAAATTAAACGAAGAGATTGCTAAGAATGTTGAAATTTCTAAGTCAAACTTATCGTTCTCTAAGGAAAAAATCTTTTCTGAAGCCTCTAATGGACTTGCTGATACTGAAGCTGAAAAGCTAAAAGATTTGGCTGAGAACATTGAATTCAAAGACGAACAAGATTTTAGTAAGAAATTAGATACTATTAAAGAATCTTATTTCCCTAAAAATAATAGTGAAGCGACAACAGCGAAAGCTGATGTTGATTCCGTTGTCGGTGACGCTACTCTAACGAGTGGCAGTAATCAAGCTATGGCTGCTTACACCGCCGCAATTTCTAATACACTTACTAAAGTTAAAGTTTAACTTAGTGAGGGTGTAATTTTAATACTAAAGGAGAGAAACAATGTTTCAAACTGAAAACTTACAAGAAAAATGGCAGCCGGTTCTAGAGCATCCTGATTTAAGTGAAATCAAAGATTCTTATAGAAAAGCTGTTACCACAGTTGTATTAGAGAACCAAGAAAAAGCAATGAGAGAGGACAACCTAATGGAGGCTGCACCTACTAACAATATTTCCGGCGGAAATATCGGTGGTGGTGTCAATGCTGGTTGGGATCCAATCTTAATATCGCTTATTCGTAGGGCTCTACCTAATATGATTGCATACGACATATGCGGAGTTCAACCAATGACTGGTCCTACTGGACTAATCTTTGCTATGAGATCCAAATATACATCACAATCTGGCGATGAAGCTTTATTTAACGAAGCTGATACAGACCATGCTGCGAATGACGCTGCTGGAGATTTAAACACTCCAGGAACTGGTTTTGCTGCTACAAATCCTGCTGCCCTTAATGACTCACCTGCTGGTACATATAGTACTGGTGTTGGTATGTCAACAGCACAAGCTGAGGCACTTGGAGACGCTGCTGCAAACGCATTTGCTGAAATGGCTTTCTCAATCGACAAAGTAACCGTGACTGCTAAGTCTCGTGCTCTAAAAGCAGAGTACACTATGGAACTTGCTCAAGATTTAAAAGCAATCCATGGACTAGACGCAGAAACTGAACTTGCAAACATTTTATCTACTGAAATTCTTGCAGAAATTAACCGTGAAGTTGTTAGAACTATTTACTTAGTTGCTAACAAAGGTGCTGAAGTAAATACTACCACTCCAGGTGTATTTGATTTAGATACTGATTCAAA